TCATCACCAACCTTATCCACTATACCCATATCTACATCAAAATAGAAGCAATAGTCATACTTAGAAATATGCTCTGCTTCTTTCATAAAGTAATTGTATCTCTTTAGAGTAGGTACTGGCCAAGGTTCGTGTTCTATCTGAGAAATCTTAATATTGTCAGATGATTCTACTTCATGTTCAGTAAAAATAATACCTTCTATCTCATGACCATTAAGAAAATGATCATCAATATTATCATATAATTTCTCAACAAATTGAATATACTTATTTGTTGCTATTGTTAAAATACAGATTTTCATTTTGTTCTTATATAAAGTGCATCACCCCAGATGTCACCTTCCCAATCAGTTTCTACTCTTTCCATACCATAACCAGCAAGAAATTCATCAATCTCTTCTACATATGCATTATTTTCATAAACCTCATCACGATTTACTTCACAATAAACATATCTTACTTTCTTTAAAGTTTCCGTAGCACCCTTTAATACTTCAAGTTCATATCCTTGAACATCCATATTAAGAAAATTATAACCTCCAGTTTGATAATCATCCATACGACCAACATCTACTTCCTCTGTTTCAGGAAACTTTACATGTGGATGATGAGTTAAATGAACTTTTGGTTTTAATATAGAACTACTTTGTTTCTCATTATCACTAACATACATTGTTGCTGTTCCCTTTTCAGATCCTAATGCAACTTGATATCCTTTAATATTAGCATTTAATTTTTCTGCTTTCTCCTTAAGAATATCAAAATTCTCATTGAGAGGTTCAAATAAAACAATATCTTGAATCCCTTCATCAATATAATCTTGAAGTTCCTCACCATAATGTCCACCGACATGAATTACTCCCGTAATTATCATCCCGTATTTTTTAACTAAATCTTTGAAACTAATTAACATTAAAAATCTCCAATAATTTTTCTATAGATTTCTTGTAAGATAAATTATCCTCAACATATTTACGAGGATTATATCCACCCAGTTTAACATAAAATTGATCAAACTTCTTTTCCATTTGATCAACATTAACAAATCGTTCTCCACACTCAGGAGACCAATAAGGAATAGAAGTAGCAGGAACAGACCATTCTGATCCTTGATCATCCCAAGATTCAATATCCCATACAAACATAGGAGTATTATAACTCATAATCTCTTGAATTGCTATACCTTGACTCTCAGTTCCATTTAATACAAAACAAAACTCTGACTCTGGTGCAAGTATCTCAAGTGCATTCTGAGAATAATTACCATACTCCATTACATTATAAGTAATCTTTCTCTCTGCAAGGAAAGAACGAACCTTATCCAACTCTGCCTGATCTCTACGTTTATAGTAAACTAAGCACCCATACTTCTTCTCTCTTTTATATTCTGGTAAAGTAATACCAACTGGCCAAACAGAGATTTTATCTTCTGGGTATCCAAACTTACTTACATAAAGATCCTTAACCCACTGAGATGGTGTAATAATAGATTTATAATAATGTGTATTCTCTTTTAATTCTGATACATGAGAATCAAACATCCATATCTGTGGACCTATCACACAATTCTCTAGTGTAAGTTTAGAATGTTTTAGATATGCATTATAATCATACTGAACTAAGAAGTTATTCTTATATTTCTCTTCATTGATAGCATAAGGTATCTTCTCTTGTTCTAGAGATTCTTTAAGATTATGAATGACCTTTGCAGGACCACTCATTGTCTTAGCACCACCCCAATAACTTTTTTCATAAAATAAATTAATCATAACCAACTCCAATCTCCAAATACCATATCATCAACTGACTTATGAGAACAACTAGCACCAAACCAATTCTTAGGTGCAATGATCTTATCACTCTTACTCAACCAAGCACCCCACCAAGAATAGGATGAATTAGCAATAATATGATAATTACATAAACTCATAAGACATAAATCAAAATCTGCTGCATTATTTGATACAGCAAATCTATCATCAGAAAATGCTTCATTACTCTCACACCATTCATAATCATCTGAAAAAACAACAACAGAAGAATCTTTAGGTAACTTATCTAAAGCACTCTTATAATATTCTATTGGTTGTAATGGATGGTTTGGATTTGCCTTATAATCCGTTCTACGAATGTGAAGAGAAATAACATCACCACCTAAAGTATCAATTACTTCTTGACAACTATCAACTAAATCTTGAGAGAAAGAAAAGTCCTTCCTTATTTCATCCTCAATATGATTAAAATATTTTGGAGATTGATAATATCCAAATAAATCTACATTATCTGGACAATTCTCAAATAATTCTTGATCAAAGGTATGCATTCTTTCTGCAAGAATTTGATTAGGATACATACCTATCCTATTATACCCAATATTAAAACAATTATGTATATTAAGAGGATCACTCCTAACTAAAGGATCAGTTTCACCAAACTTATTTTCAGGTGGTATAACATATTCAAATCCTCTATTCTTTGATATACCCTTTAAAGATGCATATTGAAACATTTGGTTGGCAAGCCTACCTAGATTGCCCATACTATTAAACGTAATCATAATTTAGTAGCAATAAATCCTTTATAACGATCTACATCTGCTGGATGGGGAATAATAAAATCAGAATAAAATTCAAACTCCCAATTAGGTAGATTCTCAACCCACCATTCTGGTGGTCTAATATACCAAGCATCTTCAATATGTTGGATACCCCAAGGTTCTGAGCAAGAAAGAACAGATCCAGTTTGTGCCATTTTATCAACTGCATTTAAAATAGGAATTACAGTCTCATCTTTAAGATGAGTTAATACACATAGTGTAGAAAATAAAGATGGTTTAGTTAATTTTATTTTAGATAGCTCTTCTTCAGCAAACCCATTTATATATTTTACCTTCTTTTGATCAGGATATATCTTCTTAGAAATATCAATAGCAGATTCAGATGGTTCTATTGCATAGACCTTAGTATACTTTCTTTCATTAATAAGATAATTAGCAAACCATCCAGTACCAGATCCAATATCAACAGCAGTTTTAAATTTAGTATTATCTAAAACATCTCCGTGAGGAATATCTGGTTGATATAAGAACTTAAAATTTTCAATATTATTCCTTTCATGTGCTATTTTTTCACTAGTTAAAGCAGAATCCTGAGCATAATGTTCATTATGCTTACTGTAAGACACATCATCCATTTTTTATTTCCTCATAAATTGCAACATATTGTGATATGATTGCATCCATACCATAGGTGGATTCATATCTTTTCTTTGCATTGGCAGAACATTCTTTATAATATTCTTTATCCTCAAGTAATTTAGTCATCATTTCAGAGTACTGAATAGGATTAGAAACCACTTTACCTGCATTACCTATCTGTTCTAGGTGACCCATACTAGGTGCAGTATGACTAATCACAGGTAAGTTATGTGCTAATGCTTCTATTATAGCACAAGAACACTGTTCACCATCTGCCCTACCATGAGAATATACCTTTAATGTGTTCAAAAACTTATGAATAGGTTCTAACTCAGATACTGTTGGTAAGAAATCAATATTCTTTATTCCTAATTCTTCTGCTTGCTTCTTATATCTTTCACTTCCACCTAACATTATAAAGTGGGTCTTATCACTTTCAATAGTTTTATATGCTGCTAAAGGAATACTAGAAAAGATACCATCATCAGCTCTCTGATGCATACCAAATACAAACTTCCTTCTCAGTTTTAATTCCTGTATGTAACTATCAGTATAATCAGGTATCTCTACTGGATTTGGTATGATTACTGATCTATCTCTAGGACCACCTGCCTGAACCCATCTGTCCCTTTGATCCTTAGATATTAGAACTGTCTTATATACATTTGCTTTATTCTCTGCCATCCCTGCTAGATGAATACTATCAACTATAGGAGTATTATGTATTTTGGTGAAAGGATATTCTGGATGTCCAGCACGACCTGTCTGTATTATATCGTATCTACTCTCATCAAATATATCCCAGAAATCAGTATCAACCCAATCATGAGTATGAACTCTCAAATCTTTATGTTTAACAAAAAACTTAATTAATCTTACACCATTAGAATAACAATATACCATCCTATCAAAGTCATTATCAGGATGAATATAATCAGATCCAATATAAGTTGCAGTATCACAATAATAAAAATCTACTAGAAACTTATTCTTATCTAAGTTTGCAGCAATCGTTTGTAGAACTTTCTCAGTTCCACCTGTAGCCATACCACAAAACTTTATGAAAGCAACTTTTATCCTATCATCATCAGGATAAAAATGTTGATCTAAATTGATTCTCGCACTAACCATTATCTAATACAAAACCTTTTCTTCCAACAAATACATTAAAACTTACACTCATTCTTTCATTATCAGTTTTATTAGTCAAAGTTCCATGTTTAAGTGGTCCAGGCCAAAGGATAAGAAGACCATTTTCAAGAGGCATTGGTTGTTTAGGTGGCAAACAAGAAACAACAAAGTTACCACACATACCACTATGAATATTATCGTAAGTTAAATTTCCATCTTCACCATTAGTATTAACATAATATACCCCTGATATATCAGCAGCACCATGATGGTGTTCTTGAGCATACTGTCCCTTTAATGTTTTAGTTACCCAAGACTCCATTAAATGATATTGAAAGTGAGCATCTTTACCCATTATAGTAGAAATATATTCAAAGACACTACCATATATAAACTCCAAAAGATGATTACATTTTTGATCTACTATAAAATTAGTATTATTAAATGGATCTTTACTCAACATATGAGTATCTTTATTCCAATTAGGTCTTTGCTCAAATTCAATATTATTACAAGCAGATATTACTTCTTCTTGAATATTATCAAATTGATCATCTTCTGCCTTTTTCATATAAACAGGCAAAGGGAATATACTAATTACTCCCATTTAACCTTTCTCTCAACTGTGGTATGTGCCAGATATCTAATCCTTTAAAATACTCCACACCATAATCATCAAAGTATTTCATTATACCTGGCAATAAATCTGCTCTAACAAAAGAATCCTCACTCCATTCTGGATCATATCCAACCGTAGGCATAGGAACACCTTCATACCAAGACTCAGGCATCTTAGAAAGACCAACATTATTATCCAACAATGTAATAGAATACTTAGCATTAATTGCTGCCTCAGTACCTGGTGCCTGTATTAATTCAGAACATCTAAACCAACATTGCTTTAATTGAAAATTATTATATGGAGAAAACTGAAAATGCATTACAGATCCAATATTATTATCAACCCTCAACCAATGAGAATCACCAGATTCATCTGGACTAACTGGAGTTCTACCAAGATGCATATGTTGCTCTGAGTTATAACTCAATGATGGATGATCTGCTACAATAAAATCTTTCCAATTATCACTCCATACAGTAGCATCATTTCTATAATGAGTATAACTCTTCCATAATGCCAACCACTGCATTGCAATCTTATGTCCTGGTTGAACTTGAGGTAGCACCCTTTTTGCTATTATAGGAAAAGTATTAGTAAAAGTTTCATCAGCATCTAAGCAAACGAAATGAGTTCCTTCTGCTTCTCTACCCAACTTCAATAACTCTGCACGAATAGATCCTTCAGACCAACCAGAGTTAAAGTTCCTTAACTTCTCCGAAGAGTATACTTTTGCACCAGCATCCTCTAATATCTTTACAGAATTATCTGTAGAACCATCATCTATTGCAATAATCTCATCAACAAATTTTGATGTATTATGTAAATATGCTGGTAAACACCACTGTTCATTTTTAAATGGTAATAACGCTATTACTTTCATATCATTAAACACTTAGCTTTAAATTTAAAAGTTCCATTATGTATACGTTCTATATCATATTCCTTCGTTGCAGGAATTAATCTAGGTTCAATAACATCTAATCCATACCTCAACTCAATAACTGTTCTTTCTAATGCCTGTTTACTATCAGGTCTAGTACTTAATCCCAATCCTTCATTAAGATAATATCCAGAATTATGAGGAATATGCATTCCTTTACCATTAAAAGCAAGTCTTAAAGCAAGATCATAATCATTACCAGATACTAGTTGTTCATCAAATAGTTTGGTTTTCTCTAGAATAGATTTCCTAAACATAAAGAAAGGTCCAAGAATCATCCCAGATTTTAATAAATGCTCTCTATTAGCATTATTAACAAACTCACCTTCAGTAGATCCAAATGTAGGAACTATAATAAAGTCCCCATACACAAAATCAACATCAGGATTTTCATCCAATGCATTTGCCATCATCTCTATAGAATCAGGTGTTCTTAAATCATCAACATTCCAAATACAAAGGTAATCACCAGATGAATTTTCAATACAACGATTCCAAGAAATACCAAGAGGATCAACACCATCTACTTGAATATGAAAAATATTATCATATTTCTCATTATGTTCTTCAATTAATTCTACTTCTTTTATAGTAGGATCATTATGATCAATAACAACTTCAAGATCTTTATGAGTTTGTTGAGAAAGATTATCTAAGAATCCTTCCATATACTTACCCATTTTATAACAAGCAGTTATAGTACTAACTTTAGTCATTATGTTAAATTAGTATTTCTGAACAATACGTCACCCATATCTTGCCAAGGAAGATCTTCCCAAACAACTTCAAATCCCAATTGATTCATATTACTTTTATACTCATCAATAAGTGGAACGCCCTCATACATTTCCATTAAAGAAACTTCAGAGTAAATATATTTTGTATTAGATACTATATTGAGTGAACTTTGTATAACCTCATTTTCTGAACCCTGCATATCTAACCACATAATATCAACACTATTGATATTATTATCACTACAAAATTCATCAAGATTTATAACATCAACCTTAGTTTCACCAATCCATTTTACTGTAGGGTGAATTGTTAAAGTACCTGTTGGTTTTCTTAGTGATGATGAACCAGAACGCCAATCACATTCATGCATAATAGCATCGCCAGTTTTAGGTCCTAAAGCATACTTGCACAAAGTTACATTTGAAAACCCATTGAGTTTAGAATATGCCAAATTAAATGGTTGATCTAATGGTTCAAATCCATAGATATCTGCTTCTGGAAATGTTTGTGCAAACCAAGCAGTATCACTACCATCATATACACCTGCCTCAATAACAGTTGGATTATTAGGTAAGTTCTTTAGAGACCACTCACGAATGTTATCCTTATCATACTTACCCATTTTCTTTATACCATTTGTATGTTGACTCAATACCTTCCCTAAGACCAATCTTAGGTTCCCAACCAAGTGACTTCATCTTATCCACATTCAATACTTTGCGTGGAGTGCCATTTGGTTTACTGGTATCCCATTCATAATAATTCTTATATCCTACCACATCAACAATAGTTTCAGCAAGTTCTTTAATAGTTACATCTTCACCTGTGCCAACATTAATAGGTTCAGGATCATTATAAACCTCCATACACTTAACACAAGCTTCTGCTAGATCATCAACATGAAGGAACTCTCTCTTAGGAGATCCATCACCCCATAACTTAACAACCCAATGCTCACTCTTCTCAAGTGATCCGTGGAACTTAGCAATGAGTGATGGTAATACATGACCATTATTAATATCAAAATTATCATTAGGTCCATATAGGTTAGTAGGCATTAATGATATTGCATTAAATCCGTGCTGCTGACGATATGCTTGACACATTTTAATACCAGCAATCTTAGCAGTAGCATAAGCATCATTAGTTGGTTCCAAAGGACCAGTCATTAATGCATCTTCAGTTATAGGTTGCTCTGCCATCTTAGGATAAATGCAAGATGATCCTAAAAACAACAGTTTCTTTACACCATTACGATATGCAGCATCAATAATATTAGTCTGAATCATCAAATTCTCATAGATGAAATCTGCAGGATATGTAGAGTTACCACCTATACCACCTACTTTGGCAGCAGCAAGAATAACATATTCTGGTTTTGATTGTTCAAAGTATGCATCAACCTGCAACTTATTACTTAGATCACAATTCTCTCGTCTAACCCAATAGATATTTTCATAATGTTTATTTTTTAAATTCCTAATAATTGCTGATCCTACAAGACCATTATGCCCTGCAACGAATACTTTACTATTACTGTCCATAAATGCACATATCCTCAATTAATTCTTTAAATGATATCTTAGGTTCCCAACCTAAAACTCTCTTTGCCTTTGTAGCATCACCCAATAACGATTCAACTTCTGCAGGTCTAAAGTATCTAGGATTGATTGCAATAACTGTTTTTTTAGTATTCCAATCAAGTGCAACCTCATCTTCACCTTCACCCATCCATTCTAGTTTAAAACCAAAATACGGTGCGGCTTCATTTACAAAGTCTCTAACAGAATACTGTTCACCTGTAGCAATCACATAATCATCTGGTTCATCCTGTTGCAACATTAACCACATTGCTTCAACATAATCCTTTGCGTGACCCCAATCTCTCTTAGCATTAAGGTTGCCAAGATAAAGAACCTTCTGTAATCCTACAGAAATCCTAGATAAACCTTGTGTAATCTTACGAGTTACAAATGTCTCACCTCTGCGTGGAGACTCGTGATTGAATAGAATACCAGAACTAGCGTGGAAACCATATGCCTCACGATAATTCTTAATAATCCAATAACCATACATCTTTGCTACACCATAAGGAGAACGTGGATGAAATGGTGTTTCTTCTGTTAATGGAGTACCAAGAACACCACCATACAATTCGCTGGTAGATGCCTGATAGATGCGAACATCTTTCTCCATACCCAACATACGAACTGCTTCAAGTATTCTAAGAGTTCCTAAAGCATCAACATTAGCAGTATACTCTGGCATCTCAAAAGAAACTTTAACGTGACTTTGAGCACCAAGATTATAAATCTCAGCAGGTTCAACCTGTCTAATGACACCCATAATATTCACAGGGTCAGTTAGATCACCATAATGAAGATGTATTCTCTCATAGATATGATCAATTCTATGAGTATTAATAAGAGAACTTCTCCGTATAATACCATGAACTTCATACCCCTTAGACAAAAGAAACTCGGCAAGATAAGATCCATCCTGCCCAGTTATGCCTGTTATTAATGCTTTTTTCATTATTTAAAATTGTTTAGGATGAGTTACCACATCACCGTGGATCTCACCAATATCATCGATATGTGCGTGATCGATCTTCTCAATATGTAGGTGCTCTAGTGCATTGGCAATTCTTTCCAATGCAGATGCAATCCTAGTGAACTCTTCACTCATGAGTAACTCCTAGCTTCATCTTTAGTATAGCAAGGAACACCAGCAGGATCAAGCCATTTGGTATACTCAAAATCTTCCATAGCTTGAGACAACTGCATTCCGTTATCACACAGATACATATCCTTCCATCTAGGAGAATAACTATCCATCTTCTGAATACGGAAATCAGGTTTACCGTTTTCTAGAGTGCCGTTCTCAACATAACGATAAGGGAATCTTTCAAGGAGAACAATCATTTTATACCTCTACTCCTTCAAGATCTTGCCTTACACACTCTATTATAAGATTATAATCTCTTTCTGGATCTTCTCCATCCAATACAACTTCATTTTGATAATATCGACAAACTTTTTTATATAACTTAGGGTTCTTTACATCAAGAAAAATTTCTTTATCAGCAGCAGCACGAAGTGTCCGCAGATCTTTCTTAAATTTGGAAGTAAGCGTCATTGCTCTTAGTAGTTTACCTTACTATTATAATGGATGTAAACTATCTAGTCAAGCTATTCGTTAGTTGGAGTGTTAAAAATAATCAACCAAGTAATTGATAAAACAATAATAAAAAATACTCTTATTGAACTTGGTGATGTATCAATCATCTCTTTACATCGTGAGCACAACCATCACCTGTGTAATCATCACTATCATAATATCCATTCTTACTTCCAAAGAATAGTGTTAGTCCGACAAATGGAAGTGCTGCTAGTATCAGGAATGTTTCTAAAATCATTCTTCGTGATTGTGCTTTAGTTTACCAGACATCTCATATGCCTCCTTATTTCCACCGTGACCGTGGGCAATACCTAACTCATGCATCTTTGCGTGTTCATCTATTGGATCTCTTAATTCTGTTTTACCAGGTCCTACTGTAAGATATAAACCATATCCCATAATAAAAAACAATAATGCAACAATAATAAAAACTAAAATCATCTTATCCTCGGTATTTTTTTAGCAGCATCTTGAATAATTGGTATCAAATCAACCTCTACCTGATCTTTGATTTGATCAATAACATTTACATCAAGGTGCATAAATGGTGGAATAACTCCTAATATACGAAGCAATCCATCAAGAAATAGTGCAAGACAAGTAAAACCAAGAATCATACTAATGATAGTTGCTTCTCGGTTATGCTTCTCCATAGAAAGGCGATCAATTTCTCTCGCTTCTTCTACAGCAGCACGAATCATTACATCAACTTGCTCTTTAGTATAACAAAGTCTGGTAATGGTTTCCTCGGTCATTTGTACTGTACTGAACTTTTATATTATAACAGGTATGTCAAGTTATTATTATATATTTCTAAGTCATTTCGTGCAGATGAGTAGATGGGCGTTCTCCCATCTTTGCTTGCTTATCTCTATCTAACTGATATAACTTCTGCATCATCTCTTGCTTCTTTTCAATATCGTCCAGTTTCTTATGGACGTCTTTGAGTTCAGACTCAATAGATTTGTCGGTCATTTAAGTTTTAAAATGCTTCTCTTAGACCTCCCTGCTATTGAAGAGTGCTGCAAGTTGTGGATCTAAGTATTAATATTTATCTAACTTCAAAATCCAACTTACGCACTTTACGCTTTCTTCTTTGTTCTTGCCATTGAAGATCTTGATCAGTTAACCCTTCTTTTTGCTTCTTTTTTGGCATATAAGAATTAAGCATAATCACCTGTTCCATATCAACAGCAGACACAACATCTCCTATAACTGATGCTCTGTTAGGGCATCCACACGAGACTGATTTGCCAGCAGCACCCACCACCTCTTTTCCGCAAGAGCGACATCTCACTCTTATATTTTCCATATCCATTGATTTATTATAAACTCAATAAAACTTTTAAAAGAGGAGTTATCTCTACCCCTCTTTTCTATTATATATCAAATTATATCATTTACCTATGCGTTCAACTGCAGCACGAGACTTCTCAAGAATGTCACCTCTCAAAGGAACATAACCTAATACAGATGCCTTCTCTTGATACTCTGTAGAGAGTAAAGTTGATAGAGTTGTCTTTATGGCTTCAGTCTTGTTACCATTACCAGTTTCATAAGCAAGTACCCATGTAAGCGTAGCAATGGGGTAAGCACCTTCTGCTGCAGGGTTAGGGTCTGTCCCTGCGAGGTTCTCATCGAGTGTAATACCATTGAGTGCCAAAGCACCCGACTCAACTGTTGGTGCAACAAAGTCACCATTCTTATTCTGTAATTGAGCAGCTCTGATTTCACCTTTAACATAAGATTGATTTACATATCCAATAGAACCTGGTGTAGTTCTGATATTACCAGCAACACCAGCATTACCTTTGTTACCTATGCCCACAGGCCAAGCAACTGACTTACCTGTTCCTAACTTCCACTTCTTACTGAATGCTTGCATACTATTAGTGAATGCAGCAGTAGTTCCTGAACCATCAGAACGATACACCCAAGTCATAGGTTGCTCATCACATCCAACTTGATTCCAATTGTTTATCTCACCAATAGCAACTTGAACTGCTTGCTCTTGTGTAAGTTTTAAATCACAACCAGGCATATTATAACCGAAAGCAATCGTGCCTCCTGTCATAGGTATCTGAACCATACCTCTTTTTGCTTTTGCTATATCACCTTGCTTCATAGGATCATCGGATGCTCCGAAGTCCACTGTTTCATCAAGGAATGCTTTTCTACCTGAACCACTACCAACTGCTTGGTAGTTTACTCTGTGTCCTCCTTCTTTTGCGAAGTCGGCAAACCATCTTTGGTATATCTTAGATGGGAATGATGCACCTGCTCCTGAGAGTCTTGTTCGTGCTTCTGCACAACCAGGTAGCGTTAGGGCAGCAAGTGCTGCTAGTGCTAAAACCTTTTTCATTTCTGTACGGTTAGGGCATTAATATCTATACATTATAGCATAAAAAAAGACCCCCACTATGTGGAGGTCTTGATCCATCTCGAACTAGAGATATTTATCTAAAGATCAGAAAGTGAACTTAGCACCGATTTTAGCACCCCAGTCAACTACTGTATCACCAGCAGTGTCTTCACCATTAGAAGCACCTGAAAGCTCTCCATAAAGAGCAAGGTCTTCGTTGATTCCATAAGAAGCACCAACCTTACCAGAAAGTTCTGTTTCTGTATCGTCAGTTGACTCAGCATGGTTTAGTGAAGGACCACCTTGTACATAGTAAGCAATCTTACCGTCTGTTGTAGAACCTTCGTAACCAATATGAACGTCAGTAGCTGCAGAGCTGTAGTCGCCATCAGGATATGAAAGGTTGCTCTCGACATTCACATATGGACCAGCAAAAGCTGCACCAGCGAGAAGGAATGGAGATGCTGCAACAGCAGCGATTGTTGATTTAATAGACATGTTTTTGTTTTAAGTATCTCGCAAGAAAAAAATCCTGCGGATGATAGACCCCTCGACTAGGGATCTGTATTACATCTACACAGGGTTACGATTCTTTCGAGTCCTTTGTATAATATGTATTTATATTAACAGAAGTTTAATATAAAGTCAAATGGGGTTGTGACAGTTGATAGTTCGGTATACTCTACCTTTTAACTTGTGCCCAATCCATATCAAAAAGATACAAACCTTTATCTGTTAGAACATGATTATACATCTTTTCAAAAACAGATGGTGGCATTGTTACGATATGAGCACCTGAAGCAAATGAATCAGAAACACTTCTCACATCACGAATAGATGCAGATAGAATTTCTGTCTTACCAACATTCTGAATAGTATAGATGTCAGAGATTTGCTCTATCAAATCCATACCTACGAAAGAATTATCATCAACTCTTCCTACGAATGGTGAAACATACTTTGCACCAGACTTAGCAGCAAGGATTGCCTGTGCTGCAGAAAAGATCAAAGTAACATTAACATTAACAAGATCTCTAGAAAGTTCTTTACAAACTTTTAATCCATCTGGAGTACAAGGAACTTTAATAGTACACGCTTTGCCAAACTTACGAGAAAGACGAGTTCCTTCTTCAAACATAGTACCATAGTCACCCACGACTTCCATACTAATATCATTGATACCATAATCAATTAATTCCTGATATACATCTTCAGGATCTTTACCACTTTTTCTAATTAAAGTTGGATTAGTGGTAATACCATCAATGATACCTGTATCAAAATGCTTTTTAATAGCATCTGTATCAGCAGTATCTAAAAAGATTTTCATTTACTTTTTCGTTGTTGCTTTTGTTTCTGGAACTACCTCTTCTGTAGGTACAACAGTTTCTTCAGGTGTTGAAGTAACTTGTTGAAGATATTCAATTACACCTTGAACCTTTAATACTATCTCTTTTTTAGTGCTAAGTTGAGTATTTAAATCCTGTATTTCATTAAGCAATTGCTTTTGCTGTTCTATAGCAGAATCTAAATGCACTTGATGTTGAACATTCTGTGTCATCTTTTATACAAATTTTCCTTTATATATTATAGCATACAATTAGTATTTGTGTATCAGATTAGCAAATGCTAAATAAAGCTACAGTAAGAAATACTCAAATGAAACGATTCTTACCTATTGTAATGTTATTGATGACGGGTGCTGTGGTAGCACCAGCAGCTAAAGCTGATATAACATCTAGAATGACTTCTAGTGTTCAACTGCAAGTTAATGCTGCTGCAACACAAATGCAAAGAATTGGATCTTCATTTAGTATCACAGGTAATAACGTGGACACAACTGATGGTACGACAGCTGGCACAATATCGGCTGGTACTATAACTTCAGGTGTATATGCTCCTGGTACTATTGCTGCAACACAGGATGATCCTGGTGAATCTTTTAGCTTCACTCAGGCATTTACTCAAGGGGATGCGATTGATACAACTGGTCCTGACATCGGTGATGTTTCGGCATACGGTGATCAATTGTCTACTGCAGCAGGAACTGTTGGCAACTTAGCTGGTACTGTAACTTCGCAAGGTGCTTTGACTGTAACGGCTGGTGGAGCAGGTACAGTAGCTACTGGACAGTTTGTAACTGAGCTGACAATTAACTAGGAAACTAGGCAATGAAAAGGCTTATAACTATATTAGTGTTATTAGGTAGTACGGGTGTTGCAAGAGCAGTGCCCGTGGTCCCCAATTTCCAGCAGGGCTCAATGACGAGCCACACCGAGACTGAATCTACAGTCACGGAAACTATAAATTCAATTGACTATAGGACAGGATGGGAGTACTCAGTGACTGGGGTAGGCGTAGACAACAATGGAGAAGCACTAAACCCCAATGTGACCACAACAACAGTGCAAGTTTCACCAACCGTAGGAACAGACGAAACAGGAGCAACCGCAGCAGCAGTAACTTCTTCATTCGATGCATTAGACTTCTCAGCAACAAACAATTTCACAATCCACGAACCTGGAGCAGCATTTCAATTTACCCAGACATATTCTGGACCAGGGATGACAAATCAAACAATAATTCAAAGAGTAACAAGTATACAAAGCGTCACAGATACAACAAGTACCTTTACTCAATAGCAACTATAAGTAGTCTTTTAACACCAAACGTCGCACTAGCACAAGGTGTTGGTGGAGTATCGGCAACTGCTAATCCAATTGCAAACAGTTCTGGAAGTGTCACAAACCAAGCTATTCAGGTCCTTCAAGGTCCTTACATAACTAATACTTATGGTGGTGGTGTACAGTGTCAAGGTAGTACATTTAACCTTACACCATACGTACAGTTTGCTGATAGTAGAAAAGATCCTTGGGAAGATTTCTATAACGAACCACAATATAATACCACTGATGCTACAGGTAAGATGGTTCCAACATATGTTACTGTCAAGAACTACCCTTGGGAAGATTGGTATGATGATAGAACCTATGTCTCTGATGGAACTGATGGTAATACTATTGGAGAAACAGTCAGATGGTTCCCTGATGGATCAGACATCTCCATTATTCAAGATATAGACAGTGCTAATGGTGTTCCTGATGTAGTTGATAGTGGTGGAGAGATGACACCATCATGGTTTAAACCAGTACGTACTGATATGAGGGCAAACCAATCATTTAATGTTGGACTATCTGCTACTCTATCAATACCATTAAATAGAAAATTTCAAAGGCAGTGTCATGAGGCGGCAGAAAATCAAAATGCAATGGCTGCTCAATTAGTTGCTAATAAAAGATTAGACTTTGAGATCGCAAGATTAAAAAATTGTGGTGAGCTCAAAAAACAAGGTATAATGTTCCATCCTAAGTCACCATACTTTGCTGTATGTGCTGATGTAGTTGTAACTGCACCTGGTGGCAAGGTAGAACCTCACGAGCACCAGATACCACAACCACAATGGACTCCTCCTAATAATGAATCTACTTCTTCAGAGACTTCCGAAGTTCCATTATCGCCCGATTCCGATCTCGTTGAGCAAGAACCCGTTCTCGAACAGAAAGAACAGGTTCAGATTTCCCCAGTATCTTCTTTACCTTGGTTACGGCCTTCTTTATCACAGGTTTCACAACCTTCAGAAGAAGGTCTGCTAGGGGCTTGGCAAGTAGGGCAGATGAAGTCGCAACAAGAGCAATCGTAGCAGTAGTAGATACAACAGGAACGCTAGGGAGATATTGTTCTGTAAAGGATATTGCCTCCCATTGTGTTTCACAAATTTTTTCGTCAGGTGTTAATTTATATCCAACAACTTTTTCTGTACCTGCCTGATTCAGGTCTCCTATTCTTCTTGCATTAGGTGGAGGACACTCTACCTTTCCAGCAGTTTCACCTGGTGTTTCAGGTGGTGAAGGAGGGTCTATATCAGGTGCAGGTGGTGGATCTCCTGTATCAACACCTTCAGGAACTTCATCTGAGTTTGTAGATATCGTTTGCCAACTTAGTCCTCTATAATCATAGTCTGCTGGTGTATAGTATGGAGCACCAGCATCACATAATACAGTATTACCTTTAGGGTCATCATTGACCAACATTTTATTTTTTGATCTCTGCTTTACATTCTCCTTGTGTACCTTTACACAACCTGGCATATTAACTATAGGAGTACCAGCAAGAACAGTAACAGGAACAACTGGAGGGATTGCTTGTGGAGGTTCTGTCATCCACACTCTAGCATCAGCAATCGCACTCACACCAATAGGTTGTATAGTTGAATTTGTTGGTCTAATAGTTCCTACAAATTGTATTCCTGTACCATTTACTTGTATTGCTTCTGCACCAGTTACTTGTATTGAAGCACCGTTTTCAATGTAAGGTATACCACCACCATTAGTAGTAATATTAGGAATATTATGTATATCACTCATGATACTTTATCATATACGTATGCAGACCAAAGTTCATTTATTAAATCTCCAATACCATCTTTAAAATTTTTTATAGGATTAAATATACGTCCCATTACAATATCAAATGTTTCTTTTGCTGAACGTTGAGTTATAACATCGTCTGCGGTGTCATTCAAAAAAGGTATATTATATTCCTCCATAGCAATTCGTCTTAACTCTTCTGGATCATCTGTACCAAAAATAAAAGAAGCATCTGACGGCATAACTTGGAAATCTTCATAAGTTTGATTTAATGGTATGTCTACCAGATCACAACCATTAAGCACTCCTCTTTCAAAATCATAAGACCGATGCCAATCTCTTACCTCCTTGCAAAAAATTCTCCAATATTTACTTGTATCATCAAATCTTTGAGAAGCAATCATTCTTGGTACTTCTTTTTCATTTTGCACCTCCTCCCATTTATTATAGATGCCAGTAACACCATTCCATATAACCAATGGTAAAGCAAGAGTAATAGTTATATCAGTCCACTTCTTTTTAAGAGTCTTTAAATCCATTATGATACCTTACCACCCCATTCAGAATTAGGATCTAATCTCTCCATATAATTAAATCCAGAACCTGGTGGGTAAATATATTTTCCATTCTCATCAAAGTTTGGACCTACCTTCTTTGTAGGATATGTAGGATAAGGTCTCAACCCTGCTCTCATTTCATTACCTTTTCTTCTTCTTAACTGATTACCAGTCTCATGGTTTGGATCAAAGTCTGGACATGATGTACCAAGTATCTCCCTGATCATCTCTTTAGTATAACCGTTAGGATGAGACATTAGATACTGGTACAATATTAGGTTCATCGTCTGGAAGTATTTCTAAATCACCAACAATACCACCTATAACAATAAAGGCAGTAAGCACAGCACCAGCACCCCAGACCCATTTCTCAAGTGCTCGGATTCTTTCTCTTACATCTTCATTTAATTTTGTTACTCTCTCTTCTGTTCTATCAATTCTTTTATGAATCAATTCCATTCTACGAGTAGCATTCTCAAGAGTGCTATCAAGAACAGCAATCTTTACATCTTGTTCAGAATCTTTATTTGATATATCACTCATTATGCTTCATAAATTACGTTTTCAATTTTTGCTTCATCATCCCAATCATCATCACTTTCCATCTGAGTAATGATACCAACACCAGCAAAGAGAACAGCAATAACTGCACCAGCACCCCACACTTGCTTCTCTATACTACGAAGTCTTTGATTAAGTTCTTCCTTATCTTTATTCTTAAAGTCATCTAAATCTTTATCAATTCTATCAACCCTAGATCTTAAGGTTGCAATATCAGCTTCTTGTTTTGATTGCCTTTCATGATAAGCATTCAATTCTGTATTATCAATCATAATTACCTCTGAGGTAGAACTTGTTGTCTATAATCTTGCTTCGGAACTTGAAGACCTTTAACAGGTCCAGAACTCTTAGGCCAGTTATTTACTAACTGTATATAGATTTCTTCTCTCACCACTTGTCTAATTGCTTCTATCTTAGCATCCTCTCTCTTCTGAGGACCACCCTGCATCTTATCAATCTGGTGATTACCACCAACAAAAGCACCAGTACCAAGAACTGCTACTGCTGTACCTGTAGATGCTACTTTTTGTAAGTCCATTAATTACCCCCCATAAACTTTATTAGCATAGTTATTACTATTAGTATTTGTTAATGCAAGACTCTCCAAGTCTTCTTTTGTTGATGAATAATAATTAAAATTAATTACACACCTAACTCTATCATTAGTACAAGTAGTTCCAGTATGAATATCTTGTGTATTAAATGTAATTAAACGATTTGCTACACTTTCAACTTTTGTACCATCTTTAAATTTAGTATAACCATCATTACTATTTACATAAAATATTGCAGCATTACAACTAAAATAACCATCTTGATGCCACCCATGCTCTATAACTTCCTCAGTTCTAACAGTACAATTTGCTTTTACTCTAACTAAAGAAGTAATTTTTAATCGTGGATCATTAATTATTGGTTTAATAATCGTATACTCATCTCCAAATTCACTATTATTTCTATAGATCCAATTACAAAATTGTAAATTATTCAAATCATCACATAAAGGTATATCCCTCTTTATAGTATAAACAGTACCCATATGCCAAGGAAATTTAAACCCCATCATATCATTATAAAGGAATTCAAATACTTTATCCTCTAAAAAATTATCATAAATTTTTAAATTTTCCATAATATAATTAAATCAATTTATCTAAGATTCAAGAAGAGTTCCAAATGATCTACGTATCTCACGTAGTTGTTCAAAGTCCTTCTGTTTAGTACCGCCATCATATTCCCAAGCATAACCTTCAGTAATCATTTGTTCATTAAGGGAGATCTCAGCATCCCCAATATATAACCAACCAAGAAGACGGCCATACTTACCGACCCCACCAACGAGCTCAGTCCTAATAGAAAGCTCATCATCACCAGATAAAGTACTTTCGAGTTTATCCTTGAGCCAGTTCGTTGCGTCAATGCCAAGTGCCTTTTCCTCTAAATCTCTAGTTCTCTTCTCTGGAGTGTCTACACCCGCAATTCTTACCCGTTCTTTCTTGAATAAATCGAAGCCAAGGTCGATCAGAACATCTATCGTATCCCCGTCTAATACTTTCACTATCTCGGTTACTCGGAAGTTGTAACAACTCTTCCGACTCGGTGGAACCATTGCTCCCATCTTCTTCCCACTCCAATTCTTGTAGTGAGCTATTTATAGATTCCTCTGCTGGAGTTCTATTCTGCTCCGCTTCCCAATTCCTTAAGTCCTGAACCATCTGGTTCGGAGACATGGTTATGAGTACTGGGGTTAGGATTCCAATCATCGTACTTAAATATCCAGTATATTGTAACACTTACTCCTACAAGAAGTAAAGCTATCATAATATTTACACTCTGGACAACTTCAGACATATGCCTGTGCTGCTAACCATGTTGATAATCCTAAAGAGGTTCCCATGATGGTGAGTCGGCTCATCCACCACATTATTTCGTGCTTATTCATAATTAATGACCCATAGGAATACCTGCTGCCATTAGATGAGTGATCTTATCAATCTCAGGCAACTCTTTTGTACAATAGTCAATAAAATGAGGATGCTCCTGTAGATAGGGAACATCCTCCTTTGAGTGTTGTATTGCTTCATATGAATCTACAGCGTATTCGCAGATTTCAAAATGATGATGTTGTGTGTCGTGATAACCGACAATGTAATGCTTTTGTTGCGTTAGGGGCATGATTCTTTCAATCCCATACTGCATATATTTATAGCACAGATTGAGTAATTTTGCTTAGTTCAGTGTGGACTCCAACACTCTGTTAGGGTAACATAATAGATTCATATTTTGAATGATCATACTCTATTTTTCTTACCTGAGAGGTATCCCAAGTCCTACCTGTTGCCTCAAAATTCATTGATATTACTGTTCTTTTCTTTTCTGTAGGTGGGACTTCATGCATTAATACTGAAGGAAATATAATAACCATACCACTCTCTGGATGAATTTCATGTTTACCTTCAAATAAAATTGGAGAACATCCTTCTTCAACATCCGCATAATATACACAAGAAAATGCAGAAGGAAAATGATCGTGTGCTTGTGCATAATCATTTTTCTCATATTGCATTATCCACATGTTAGAACAATGTACCGTATATTGTCTCCTCAAATATTCAACACACAAAAAAGATATTTGATTAGAAATCCATTCAACAAAAAAAGAAAACCTTGGGTCATTCTGCACAGCCCATCCTGAACGCCAATTAGCAACAACATTAGTTGTTATTGTTTCTGGATTCTCTTTCCTATATTGGTCTATAAGAGGTAATAAAATATCATTTATTTCATCTTTAGTTGGGGGTATATAAGAAAATATAGGAAATCTTTTTGGAACTAAAGATATAGTAAATCCTTCACAAGGACTCTCCTTAGTATTAACATAATTAAAAAAAGTCACTATAAAACTTGAACAACTCCTACACAATCAGGAATTTCACTCATTACCTTCTTTTCTATACCTTGTTTTAATGTCATAGCACTCATAGCACATGTCTCACACGCACCACCTAATCGTACTTTAACATATCCAGTTTCTTCTTCTATCTCTACAAACTGAAGAAACCCTCCATCTGCCTCAACATAAGGTGCAAGTTCTTCTAAAACTCTTACTACGTTCTCTTCTGTAAGTTCCATGTGTGTTGCCAAATAATGTTGTCGCTTAAGATACTCATACTGATTGTCACTCATCCCCTTCCAATTCTTCAATCCTTTCTTGTAAGGACTTATACATTGAATCGCCAAGGTTATGAAGTTCTGGTGAATCCAACTTAAACCTTGGATCTTGTTCCTTTTCAGGTTCATCAAACCTAACTACCAAAAGTTCGTCACCAACTTCTACTTCTTCCATCTCTGGATGAACAGTTTTAGTAACAAATGTTGTCTTCTCTTTAATATTATACTCTCCTTTTTCAATTTTATCAATATCTCTTAGGTTCTTAAAAATTAGTGTAAATGCTGCACCCAACAGAGCAATACTTATTATAACATATATTACTGCGAATATCATAAGAGTATAGCACCTATGATAAATCCTTTACCGAATGCTAGGACTAACATCTGATAATCAGTTAGTTTAAACTTATCTTGTATTTTCTTTGCCATCGCCTTGTCCCAATCCTTAACTTTGGTAAAGGCTTCTTTTAAATTAATATTCCACATTTTGTTCTCCATTAGGATTACCTAATGATTTATATTCAAGTTGAGTTCTAAGAAATGTAATCTCTTGCTTCAACTCTTTCTTCTCTATCTTTAGTTGTTCGATTTCTTGTTCGTACAGGATAATCATTTCTTCTAATCGGAGGATATCATTCTCAAGATCCCACCGTGGTTTGGGATATTGATTTATCATTTTACTAATTAGTTAGTTATTTAATATCCTCTTTATATTTACATTCTTTACTTTTTACCTTTACAACATTTTGCTTTTGCAAGAAGTGCTAAAGCACCACCAACTAAAATTGCAACAATAGCAATTTCTCCACCACTCAATCCACCAGACTCTGGTTCTGGTAGTGGTAGTGCTTCTTGTACTTCTAGTACCTCTTTAGGTAAAGGAAGATCTTTAATAATTGTTTCCATGATTACATTTTAAATGTTTCTTTGTTATCAGTATCAGTAGTAATCTTAAGAGGTGCTTGCTCAATTCTAATCGTTTGAGTAGGACCAGCTTTTGCTAAGATTGCTTCAATGTCTTTTGCAGTAGCAGGAGGTGCTCCACCATTACCATTACCATTACCATTACCATTCATTTTCATTGTTCCATCACCTTTCTTAGATGCTGTCTGAATTCCGAAGCTAGCTAAAACTCCTGTAAAAACTGAAGCTATGAAAGTTGGGTCAATTTTCTGCTGTGGTACACCAGGAATGGCAACATAATTTAATGTCAATATTCCACCACTCCAGGCAAGAACGGTAATTCTGACCATTGTCGAGATGATTGCTGCCTGTTCATCGGCATCGGGAAGAATAGCAGCCTTTGCTTTACCAAAGAAACCTTTCTTTTCTTCTTTGGGTTCTTCTTCCAAAATCTCTTCTTTTACTTCTTCAGGCATACTAGTAAAGTAACTATTCTATATAGTCTCTTACTTTTTCCGAACAGGAACTTCAATAGTCCAAGAAGATGATTCTAATTTAACAAGATCAAAGTTTTTCTTAAACTCCTTCTCCCTTTCTTTCTTTTCCTTCTCCATTGTTACATCAATGGATTCAATAGTTCTCTCACCATAATGAGTCTCATTTAAATCTAAGTATTCTAAAATAGACTCATCTACCATTTGATAGAGTGTATCCCAAGTAAGTGTTTCTCTTAATTGGGATGCAATTCTATCAATATCATTTTCATCAAGATACTCACCCTTATTCACTTTATTGGCATAATTTTCATACTCAGTTAAGAGTCTCGCTCTGATCTCTACCAACTCATTAAGGTTAATAGTGATCTTTACATCATCATAAATTGCCATTGTTAATTAAAAAGCAGAACTAGGAACAGGAAGACCCATACTTTGACCAGCAGGTACATCAGGTGCAGATGCTTGATCAGCAGGAGGTGCAAGATCAGGAGTACCAATAGGTAAAGCAGCTCCACCAAGAGCACCGCCACCCATACCACCAACAACAGACTCAATTGCTGCGTCTTTGATATCATCTATGATAGCATCTTTGTTTAGATAAACATAAGATCCTACTCCAATAATACCAGCGAGTGATACTCCTGATACTATACTGATTGCATTAGCAATATCGTTAAACTTAAATTTCATAATTTTTTTTCCAAGTAATTTTTATTTATCAAAGTCACTTCCTTCTCCGATATATTCGAGAGAAAGAATATCATGATCATCAGTATCAGGATTCAACCATTCTTTAAATTCTTGTCTGATTGAATCTGCTTCTTCAATATCTTCATATGTTCCTAATGTACATAGTACATTCATACGATGAATTGCCCATTGATAATTATTTTTTAGAGTTTCCTCCAAAGTTTCCATAATCCTTACGCATATAGCGTCCTAGAATGTTGCTATTGTAGTATGCTGGTTCTCCATTGTCAAGAGATTCTTGAAGAACATTATTAAGAAATAACTGTTTTGTTTCCTCGTAGTTTACATCTCCGAGTCTGGTATGGAGGGATAAGATCTCTCGTTTGAACGCTGCGTTTCCAAGTAACTTTCTATCTGCACTAAGCTCGTCAGAGCTTCCATAGTATTTTTTCCAGTCACTCTCAGACGTAACCCGTCTCTTACCACCTCTAGGCTTACGTTTTTGTTGGAAATATTTTCTTCCGATGTATTGTTTACCCGATTTGATATTAGTAATACAGTAGACGAAACCGAAGAAATCGCCAATATCATCAGTAGTGAAAGCTGTACCTTGGTAGTACCAGGGATTTTCATAATCTCCTTCCATTTCATAATCTTAATTGATTTTTTTTATTTAGATTATCTATAAGATCCTTATGACCCATATAAAGAACATCTTTCCTATTTGAATCTTCCCAATCAATAACTGGTAAATGAGAAATATCTTCATATAATTTGGATACAAGTTCTCGATTAAACCATTTTAGACCATAAAGTATAGGAATATAATTTATCTCAGAAAACATACCCCATCTGCAATGTACATCCTGTGCTAATGGAAATCTCTTCTTCCACCTATCTAATAATTTTTGAAGAGAAGGAGTTATTTTTAAATCATATTTAACCTCTTTCCAAAAAGGAGTATCTTCTCTTTTTGTGAGATAATGTGCCTGAACATAATCAAATATATTATCAAAAATATTATCAACAACTTCATTACATTCATCAACACTATTTGAAGGAAGAAAATGCACCAAAGCATACATCTGTTGAATAACACTACCAATGGCAGTTGCTTCTAATGGTTCAACAAAACTTTGAGATAATCCTACTGCATAACAATTCTTATGCCATGCCTTTTCTAATCTACCAGGATCAAACTTAAATGTTTTATTAATAGTTATTTCTTGCCCATATGCTTCTTCCATTTCTTGATGTGCTTGATCCTCATCAATAAATCTATCACAAAAAACATATCCATTACCTGTTCTACCTTGAGTTGGAATCTGCCAACTCCAACCACAATCTCTAGCGGTTGATTTTGTGTACATATTATATTCTTCCATCTCATCAGTAGCAAATGCAATTGCAGAGTTAAGTGGTAGATATTCAGAATAAGATTTCCATTTAATATCTAAAGTATTATTCAATAAAAGTCTTGAAAATCCAGAGCAATCAATAAAGAAATCTGCCTCATACCTACCTTTCTCACCATTAAGTGAAACTATATTTCCAGACTCTGGATGAACTATTGCACCTTGCAATTTATCATCAATAATTTTAATTCCTCTTTCTATACATTTTTCATTTAAAAAATCATTTAATGCTTTAGTATCAAAATGAAATTGATTTGTTGGGGAATTATCTACACTATTGAAGTATTGAAGTCCGACTTTATTTTCCCAACTTCCTTTAGGATTCATTTCATAATTAGGTCTATTATATGCAATAACCTTCTGCATATATGGAAAATGATTTCCCACTAATGCCTGTGTAGTAAAGGTGCTTATATTATGCATATAATCTTCATCAGACCAATTAGAAAAATAAACCCCTTGTTTAAATGTTGCTTTTGCTCTCAATATAAGTTCCATCTTATCAATTCCACAACTAGTGCAGAATCCAGCAAAATGTTCAGTTGAACTTTCACCAACACCAACAGTACCAATCTTCTCAGATTCAATAACCGTTACATTATTCCTTGGATGTGTAGTTTTTAATATTAAAGCAGAAATATAACCAGCGTTTCCACCACCAACCACAATAAAATTATTAAGCATCAATATAGAAAATACTACCTTATATAGAAAGAAGATAAATATCTAATATCAGAATTATACTAATGGCAGTTTACGTCAATAATTTTACTATTGAAACTGGAGCACATTTCGCAAGAGATTTTTACTTAGATAACTCTGATGGAACATCATTAGATCTAACTGGATATACTGCAAAATGTCATCTTAGAAAACATGCAGAAAGTTTAAAACCAACTTCAGTATTTAATGTTGGTTTTATTAATAGAGAAGATGGTCATATTAGAGTCTCTTTAGCAACCACTGCAACTAGAGCTATAAAACCAGGTAGATATGTTTATGATGTATTATTCACAGATACATCTGATAAAAAAAGTATTGTAATAGAAGGTCAAGTTCTTGCTACTCAGGATATTTCACCTACTGTTGTTGTAACAACTTATACAAATGAATCATTTGCTGCATTACCTACTGATAGTCATGTGGGATTAGATGGATCTACAGGTTTTACAAATTTAAGTCCTGATGGAGATTGGGCAACAGGAATTAATGAAATAGGAAATTATGGAATAATAGCAATGGGTCATTGGCATGATTCATGTAATAATATGCCAACCCTAACTACACATCTTGAAAATCCCGATTATATAACCAAACTAAAAAATTATATTAACCTTGGTGGAGTTGTATTTTATATTGGAGAATATATTGGTTGTGGTTCAGTAACTGCACATAATCATAGATTATCATTACTAGGTACGGAAATGAGACTTGATAGCGTTCAACACTCATCTGATAATGGAGCACTACAAATAACAAATGATGTATTACCAGCAGCTTGGTATTTTAGTGCAGCAAATACTGTTACAGGTGGCACTCCATTATATACAGCAGCAGGACAAACTAATCCCTCAATGTCATTTGAAAGAATAGAAAACGGAGCCATAGTACTTGTTGGTGATAGTAATGGATCTAGTAAAACCCCTTCTAACTGGTATGAAGGAATGAGATCACTAATATTTGAATAAATAATTAAATGGCAGTATACACTCACAACCTAACAATAATCAGTGGAGCAGATTATAGTCAAGACTATGATATGCTTGAAACTGGTGGTGGAACTATAGATTTAACAAACTACACTGCAAAAGCACAACTAAGAAAACATAAAGGAAGTGCAACTGCTGTTAGTTTCACAGTAGCATTTCCTAATAGAATAGAAGGCAAGATAAATATGTCGATTCCTAGTTGGACAACTGGGAACTTAAAAGAAGGTAGATATGTATATGATGTTCTTTTTACTAAACCAGGTGGTAAAAAAGAAATAGTTTTAGAAGGTAGAGTTCATGTAAGAGCTGGAATCTCAACTGGATGTGATTTCTCAAAACCAACTAGTGCTCAAAGACTATGCATTGCTGTTATAGACGAAAACGCAGGAACTCAAACATTCACTGGTATGTACACTAAATGGGAACAATTTAGAAACACTTATCCCAATAGAACATTCTATCTCTTACAACCAACGCCAACTGGTTGGGGAGCTCCAAGTAGTTTTGGTACAGGATTTGGTTCTATGGTTGATGCGAATACATACTTAAAACTACATTGTCCAGATAATTTTCTGAACGAAACAACCGTAAATACACCACCATTAATATAAAATGACTTTTAATTGGCCAACAACAGGATTTACTGGAACAGAAGTAGAAGCATTTGAAACTGCTTATAAGGAACTTGCTGATGAAATAGTAGTTGCTTATGATAAAGGTATAAATGGGGTAGGTATATCCCAAAATAATTTAAAATTACCCTATCGAAATATACATGATCTAAAAATATTCTTAGAAAAAGGTCTTCTTTATGCGTCGTTTATAGTAAAACAAAGAGCTGGAAACTCTGGTCCAGGTACAGATTTTGATTTAACATCCTCACCAGTTAAACCACCTGGATTTGCAATAGAAGATGTAGGATGTATATTTACTAATGAAGCAATGAAATCTTGCTTAGAAGAAAATATGCGGAATGAAATGGCTATTGGATCTGATGGTTACGGTGGAGATTCTACAAATACAGATATAAATCCATTTAATGGTATTCCATTCCCAGGAGCAGATTGGGAAAATCTATTTGCAGGTGATAATCCAGATAGAGATAATGATCAACCACCTGGGGAGTGTCCTGAAATTAAATTAAGATGGGACAAAGCACAAGAACAAGTTCAAGCAGAACTTCAAGGTGGTAATAAAATATTTGAAATGCTTAATCTAATATTTGGAGCTTTGGTAACTTCATTTGGTATGTGGACAAAAGCATCAATGTATGCAGGTTTAATATATCTATGGTGTTATCACTACCTAGAAGGAACTGGAGCTCCAATTGATAATGCATGGTTGAGTTATTATATTCATGGCCATGCTGCTGAATGGTTTAGAGAGGATGTTGCACATTATATTAGAAACAATTTTAAGTTGCATGATGTAGATCAATACCAGACAGGAGAAGCTAATTGGCTTCACCCAAGCAATCCTGGAGCTGGTTATAATGATTATAATAAGTACAGTAATTTTGTTGGACGACAAGATATAGGTTCAAGTGCGTATGCAGTAAGATGGATGTGTACTGGAGGTGCTGCTAATTTTGATTTTCAATCAAGCTGTTATGCAGGTGGATATAATATGAATTCAAATGATTACTATCTAATAGTTAACGGTGCAAATTCATACAAATTTCAAAATTTACTTGGAACTTTTCATGTAGTTACTGATGGAACACCAATACATCTTACACAAGCACATAATATCAAAGGAATTTATGATGATTATGATTTTAAATATGGATGGGAAATAGCGAGAGATGCTGCTGTAAATGTATTAAAGGGAGAACATTGGACAGAAGAAGAAATTAAATCAGGAGTATTTTTCAGATGTCCAAATGATCCCGATTGTTGGGCTCCTGCACCAAATAATGGTGTTGATACAACAGCATGTGAAGCAGTTAGATTTAGATGGGATGATATGTCTTCTTGGCTTAGATATCAAATAGCAGTAGCTCATGGTGATGGAGCAAGAGATCTTGGTGAATGGGTACAAGGAAATTCAAAACCTTTTGTATTAAGATTGGAGTATTAAAATTATGAGAACAGCATACGAATTAGCATTAAATCATTTTAGCCTAAATTTAGGTGATTCTTATATAAAAGAAAATGAAGCAAATAATCAAGAAACTGTTGTAGGTATAGGAAATAGTATTGGATTCTATGATATTCATAATTTTGATGATGGGATGCATATAGACACTCCAATATCAAGAAATTATAGACATGGATTTAGCTTTGAATCACATGATGAAAAATTCTATGACTTTTTTGATTTTTTTCCACCATTAGATCCATCTGCAGGAATAGGTACTTGGTCTAATGATGCTGATGTTGCTGCAAATGTTGCATATGCATCAACTGCATACTATGTTGGTTATAAAACAGTAAAAAATTCATTAGAAAATGTAACTAAAGGAATGTTACTTGCTTTACTTGACGGGGATTCAAAAAGAACATCTACTGTTGGTATTGGATCAACATCAGAAAAATTAAAAATATTTTTTAATACATTAGGAATTGGTAGTGAAGGTCGGGATACTACATTAAAACCTTGGGGTGGACCTAATGCATTTAATACAACACATTCAACTATTACTGGAATAACCTCAATTTCAAGATTAAATAATGTAGCAACAGTTATACTAAATTCCAATCATGGATTGGATACTAATTATGATGATTGGGGTGCAGTTCTAGAGGTCACTGGCATAAATACCACTAGTTTTAGTATATCAACAACAACTTATCCTAATGGTGTACCTATAGTACTAACAAGTAATAATTCATTTACTTATAGGAATATAGGACTGAATACATCTCATACATCTGGTATAACTGGAACTATAGATGTAAAGGTAGGTTGGGGTGGAACAAGTAATAACCTTCACTTACACTTCGATTAATATGGCACAATTTGCAGATGTAAAAGCTAAGAATCCAAGATTATTCTATGATGGTGTAGCAAGAGGAAAAATTAGTTATAGTGAAATAGATGGAATATATCCAGGAAATAATCCCACATCAACAGATACTTGGGTAGGTGGTCCTCATGCACCAGAACCATATTATTTTGATCCAGATACTGAAAATCCATTAGGAGCAAGTGGGTATTATCCCAAACCCTGGTTAGGTTATGCACAAAGATTAACCAACGCAAACTATACTTATCTTGGTGGATATGCAAAAATGATAGGATGGGCAGATGGTGATTGTAGTGGTAATGAATGTGAAGAAGTATCTCTCTGTTGTACAGGAGAAGAATCAGATAGTAGTAAATATACTGATGGATTTATTGGAATATGGGGAAGACTAGGTGTAGTTCAATCTGGATCACAGGCAGGAGGATTAGGATTCTATCCAATGGACTGGCAAACTGATACAGATTACTCCGAGTTAGGTTATCTTGGAGCAAATTCAGCAGCTTATTGGAATAACCATTTTGATCTTAGTGGTAATGGATTATGGCAATCAAAAGAAGATTGGTGGGCAGCTTGTTCTAAAAAAGTAGTAACAAGATTTCTTGGTAATACTGGTATAAAAGTAAGAGTAGAAGTTGCAGTTGGAATGATTCCATTTGATGATCCAGAATATTGGAGAGGTATGGATCTAGCAACTACTGCAGATTATTCATTCGATCTTTTAATAGCAATGGTTGGTATTGCCGTGGCTATGAGGTGGTTATAAATGCCAAAGCCCACCCTGCAGCAGAGAGATAATTTTAAATCTTATCTGCGACACTTTAAAAAGAAATTTACAAGTAATCTTCAGAAGATACCATTCTTCTATCTTGAAAATATAATGACTCAGAAATCCGTAGGGATTTCTACCTCAGATGAAGTTAATGTTGTTATATTTGATAATAATGAATATGTAGCAATAACAACCGCATTTAATAATAATGAATTAATCTATATTCCAGGTCTACCTGGAGAAACAGTTACTCTTGGAATTGGAACTGGATCATATAAATTTGAATTTGTTGGTGATGACCAAGGTTTAAAATATAACGGATCTACTCTCACACTTGATAGTGAAATAACAATAGGAAACTATCATACAAATGATGCAAAAAAACTAACAATTAAAGGACTTGGTGGTGGAATGATTCAAGGAGGAAATGCTCCTCCACCACCAACATATTCATTAACACAAACAGTAACATCAATTAATGAAGGTGGTTCTGTTGGATTTACAGTTGCTACTACAAATGTAGCAGATTCAACAAACCTTTATTACAATTTATCAGGAACTGCAACAGCAGATGACTTTGTAGGTGGTACTCTAGCAGGATCATTTACTATTAATAATAATTCTGGAACCTTTGTTGTTATTAGTGCTGGAGATACAATAACTGATGATAATGAAACATTTACTGCTTATGTAAGAACTGGTTCAACATCAGGTCCTATCGTAGCAACATCTTCACAAGTCACAATAGGTGATGTTGCACAAACAGTATCAATAGCACCAAGCGTAACTACAGTTGATGAAGGACAGCAAATTCAATTTGTAATAACATCTACAGGTTATAGTCCAACATCTACATTTTATTATGATATAGTTGGTGCAACTACAGTAGCAGGAGATTTTACAGATAATACTTTAACGGGATCATTCTCAACAACAAACAATGTATATTCACTTGTAAAACTTATTACAACTGATAACATATCAGATGATGGAGAAACCTTTGTAGTTAATATAAGAACTGGTAGTAATTCAGGAACTATTGTTGCAACAAGTCCAACAATAACAGTTAATGATGTTGCACAATCAATAGTAATAACTCAAGATAAAACTGATGTTAATGAAGGACAGGATGATGCAGCTAATCGTACCATTACTTTTACAGTAACAGCAACAGGTTATGCAGCAGGAGCACCACTCTATTGGTCTACATTAACAACAGCAGGTGCAATTACTGCAGCAGATTTCACAGACAATACTCTAGAAGGTTCTCAAACTCTTGATAATAATAATCAAATAACAGTAGTAAGAAAACTAGTAGGAGATAGAGCAACAGAAGGAATTGAAAAATTCAAACTTGAAATAAGAACTGGATCTGTAACTGGAACTGTAATAGCAACTTCTGATGAGATTACTATTAATGATATTTCAGTAGAAGTAGGAGCATTTGCAAACGGAAAAACATTCGGACCAGTTCAAGTTAATAGAGATAATGGAGATGCCTCAATGGCTAGTGACTGGTATACTATATGTAATATAGATAATATTCCTGATGGTTCTAAAATTGCACTGTTTGTTGATGGATCGGGTAGTATGACTCCAGGTGATGTTCAAGCATCTATCGATTTATTAAACACAAAACTAGCTGCAAGAGGTATAACTATTATAACTGTTACTAATTCAGAAGAAGATTGGATTACACCATTCCTAACAACATTAGCATAAATATTAAAATATAGAAAAAAATAATGCCAGTATTCACTGCCAATATAATAATATACACAGGAACGGATTTTGCCCAAACCTTTGTTTTAGAAGATTCTGCAACTAACAGTGTAAAAGATTTAACAGGTTATGTTGGATGTTCTCAAATAAAACGATATGAGACATCCACTAAATCTGCAGATTTTACAGTTACATTTGCCAATGATCGCTCTACAGGTAGAGTTAGCATTGAAATGCTATCTGCAGTGACAGAGACATTAAAAGCAGGAAAATATTTTTACGACCTATTAATATCCAGCCCAGAAGGAGTTACCGAAAGGGTAATTGAAGGAACAGCAATAGTTAAAAAAGCAGTAACTAGATAATTAAGCTATATCTTTATTACTTTTAAGATCATTAGCACCGTCTAAATTATTATTATACCATCTTCCACCTACGTTTGTTCTACTAGGCTTCTTAGTACCATTGTTTTTGTTTGTAGGTTTAGATTCCTTAGAAGGAGCATTCTTAGTCTCACCTGCATCTAAAAACTTTTTAACATCCTTATCGGGTAAGGCTGGCATTGTTTGAATCTGATTTATTTCGGATTCAATAGTACCATCATTCTTAGGAGATTTATTAGGAGCATTATCTGCCATCTGATTACCAGATGATTTATTCTGCTTTTCTATTAGAAGTCTAATAGCTTCAACTGCAGCATAATTTTCTTTCACTTCCTTATACCTA